CCCCGCAAGAACTGGCCTACATGCGCGCGGCGGATATCGCCAACCTGCTGTTGGGGAGTGGGATTCCGCTGCTCGGCTACGGCGCCCACGGCGGCAAGCTGAGCATGACGTTCATGCTCGACGGGAAGACGAGTTATGTCGCCCTGCTGCCGGAGGCGGAGGCCACGCCGGAGCGGTTCCGCGAGCTGTATCGGACGGTCGCATGAGCCCGCGTGAAGCCCTGCGCCGCCAGAAGCATTTCGAGGCGGCCCGGCGGCGTTGGCGGACGCTTTGGCCCTTGCGGAATTTCGCCCTGGATCACGCCGCGGCCTATGTCGCGCCGGTTGGATTGCGCCCTCTGCTGCCGGATGAGCGGCCATGACCCGGGCGCAGATTTTGGCCGCGATGGCGCCGCTGGTCCGCGCGCTGCTGAAGGCCGGATGGCCGGTCACCGGCTTTGACGGGATCGCGCCAGCCACGGGTCAGGTGATGTTCTCCGCGCCGTCCGGGGTTGCGCTCTCGGTGACCCTGCCGGTGACGGCGTTGGTGCTGGCGCCGCTGGAGGCGTTCGTGGCGTCGGCGGAGGGGCAGGTGCGGACCGCTTTGCGGGCGTTCGAGGGCTTCCCGGTGCAAGGGTTTGCGCAGGGCGGGACGCAGGCCGTGGCGGAGCCGGGGTCATTAGCGGCGGAGGTGTCGCGGTGAGCGATTCCTACAGGCCGAAAGGACCGAATTTCTCGGCGCAGCGCACGCCTGCCGAAGGCGAGGGTGAGTATGACGTCCTGCTGGAGCGGTTCGCGAAGTGGGAGATTGTGCTGACCGCGCACTGGAGCGCGTGGCGCGAGGAGACGCAGAATTATTACAGCTTCGTCGGCGGCGAACAGTGGACCTCCGGCGAGCGGGCGGAGATGGAGGGCGCCGAGAAAATCCCGGTGACCTTCAACCTGATTGGGCCGGTGATCGACGCGGTTCAGGGCGCCGAAATCCAAAACCGGCAACAGGTCCAGTTTTATCCGCGCGACGTGGGCGACACCGGGGTTTCCGACGTGCTGACGCAGGGCGCCGACTATGTGTCGGACGAGTGCAACGGCGATCAGGAGGATTCGGAGGCGTTTTGGGACTGCCTGGTTTGCGGCCTCGGCTGGACGGAATCGCGGCCTGAGATTGAGGCCGATCAGGTGATGCTGGTGAAGGAGCGGGTGGACCCGCTGCAAATGTGGCCAGACCCGGCGGCCCGGAAGCGGTGCCTGGAGGACATGCGGTATCTGAAGCGTGAAATCCCCATGTCGGAGGACGATTACGAGGACTTCAAGGCGGAGATTGGCCGCGAGGATTTGGAGGGGACGGAGGGGACGTCGGACCCGGACGGCAAGCGGGTGACGATTGTGAATCCGGCGTCGCGCTACACCCACGGGATGCTGGGGACGGCGGAGGGCGTGGACACGGTGATCGTCTGCGAATGGCAATGGTGGGATCGCGAGCCGGTCTGGCTGGCGGGGATACCGGGGCCGGACGGGGTGGTGAAGATCACGCCGCTGGACGCGGAAGACCTGAAGATCGCCCTGGAGCAAGAGCCCTCGCTGAAATATTCCGAGAGTCACCGGAAGGTGTTTTACCGGGCGTTCGCGACGGCTCAGGAGGTGTTGTTCAAGGAGGAGCTGGCGGAGCGGGATTTCCGGTACAAGCCGATCACCGGCAAGCGCGACCGCAACGCCGGGACGTGGTTCGGGCTGGTGAAGCCGATGATGGACCCGCAGCGGTTCACCAATAAGCTCTACTCCGAAATCCTCCACATCGTCCGCACCAACGCCAACGGCGGCATGGCGCTGGAGGAGGACGCGGTGGACGATATCCGCGCCTTCGAACGGACCTGGGCGGCCACCGACCGGATCACGTGGCTGAAGCCGGGTTCGCTGTCCGGCGCCCACGGCTCGAAAATGGTCGCCAAGAGCCCGCCTCAGGTACAGGTGGCGCTATTCCAGCTCATGGAATTCGCCCGCGACATGGTGAAGGCCACGACGGGGGTGAACGAGGAGATTCTGGGCCTCGTCGGGCGCGAACAGGCGGGCGTCCTGGAGGCGCAGCGCAAACAGGCCGCTTACGGGATTCTCTCGGCGTTTTTCGACGCGAAACGCCGCTATCAGCGCAACCAGGGCCGCCTGCTGCTCGGCCAGATGCGGCAATTCTTCCCGCCGGATAAGCTGGTCCGGATCGTCGATCAGGGCACCGCCCAATATGTGCCCCTGGCCTCCTCTCTGGAGGCGCAGGAGTACGATATCGTGGTCGATGAGGCGCCTTCGGGGCCGGATCAGAAGGCCAAGGTGATGCAGGTGCTGATGCCCCTGCTGCCGGAGCTGCTGCAAGCCGGACTGATTGGCCCCGACGCCCTGGCCGACGTGATCCAGTATCTGCCGATCCCGGCGGCGGTGGCGAACAAGCTGGCCGACGCGATCCGGCAACAGGCGCAGGCCGCCAGCGCGCCGAATCCGCAGGCGCAGGCGATGGGCCAAGCGGAGCTTCAGAACAAACAGGCCGACACCGGCAAGAAAGTGGCCGACGCCGGGCTGGCGAAGGCCAAGGCCTTCAAGGAAGTCACCACGGCGCACGGCGCCCACCTCGGGATGTTGAGCCCGTCGCGGACGCCCGCCGATCTACAACCGATGCCGTCTCCTCCGGTGAGCGGAGGCGGCCCGCCGGGGGCGGCGCCTGAGCCTGGGGGACCTGACGGAGATGAGGGTCAGCCGCCGCCCATGGCGCCCCCGCCGGGCGGCCCCGCGCCGCCGCCACAAGGACCATTAGGATGAGCGAACAACGCGACGACGGAATTGAAAACGACGATGCCGAAACCGAACGCGAGGAAGGCGGCGAGGACTCTGCGCCGGATCGCGAGAGCGAGGGAGAGGAAGATGAAGCCGATGAAGGGAGGGCTGCTCCAAGGCCTGTCGATTGGGAAAAACGCGCCCATGGCAATGCCGGTCAAGCCGCCCGTGAGCGGTCGCGGCGGCAAGCCGCCGAAAGGCGTTCCCAAGAGCTTGAAGCGCGGCTTGAAACCCTAGAGCGGCGCTCCGGTGGCGGGAACGAAAACGAGCTGCTGGCGCTGATTGCGCAGCTCCGCGACGACGATGAGGACCCGGTGGGCGATATCGCCTCGGTGAAGCGGGCGCTGAAGCTCTACCGGGCGCGCGAGGTGCAAAGCGAGGAGCAACAGCGGGCGCAGTCTCACGTCCAGCGTCAAGTGGACGCGCTGCGCAACACCATGGCCGACGCGGAGGCCGATTTCACCCTGGATCACCCGGATTACAAGGACGCCGCGGCCTTCTATCGGGAGGCGCGGGCGGAGGAGCTGAAGGAGGCCGGATATAGCGGCGAACAGCTCATGCAGAAGCTGGCGGATGACCTGTTCGGCATGGTCCGGACGTCTTTTTCCACTGGCCTGGACCCGGCGGAGCGGGTGTACGCCCTGGCCCGCAAGCGTGGCTTCAAACCGGGCGGCAAGGCCGCGGACCGCAAGCTGGAGGCCTTCGACCGGGCCGCCGGGACGGGTGTGCGGCCTCAGGCGCGGGCCGCGGCGGGCGTGCTGAGCTGGGGTGACGTGGCGAAGCTCGACGGCGCCGCCCGGGACAAGGCCTGGGCGAAGCTGCGCGAGCGCGAGCTGGCCCGCAAATAGCTGGCCCCCTTGCGGGCGGGCCTGAGCGCACGTATCTCCTCTCTCGTTCCGTGTGTGGGACAACGGCCTGTGTCCCGGCTCAATGGTAACCCCTGTCGAGCCGGGGCGCAGGCCCGCCACCGCCTCCAGCGGTGTCACCGGGTCCGTTCGGGGGTACCTGAAGCCCCCCGACGCACTAGCCTCCCCGGGCGGACCCCTTGCCTTCCAATTTGATCGTATGTCCTAGCTGACCCTTGCCCGGTCCGCCGGGCGCCGTCTGGCCGAACGATACCGGCCTGCTGTTAGGCGGGGACGCGAGCCCGCCGCCGGGGCCGCACGCGACGCGGTGAAGCTGAAAACCTTCACCCATGCGAGGCGCCCGATGGCGACTACAAATTACGGCGTGAACGCACCTGAAGCTGTGAAGCTCTGGCGTTCTCAGTTGGCGCGGGAAGCCCTCCGGGCGACCTGGATTCAGAAATTCATCGGGGACAGTTCGGACGCCGTTATCCAGGTGTTCGGCGAAACCGGGAAATCCGCTGGCGACCGTGTGACGGTGACCCTGCGGATGCAGCTTACCGGCGACGGGGTGTCAGGGGACGCCACGCTGGAGGGCAATGAGGAGCCGCTGACCACGTACACTGACAACCTGTTCGTGGATCAGCTCCGCCATGCCGTGCGCAGCGGCGGCAAGATGACCGAACAGCGTATCCCGTGGAAAGTGCGGGACGAGGCGATGATGGGCCTCAAGGATTGGTGGGCGGGGCGCCTGGATACGGCGTTCTTCAACCAAGTTTGCGGCTACACGGTGGTCACCGATCCGAAGTTCACCGGCATGAACGCGGTGATTGCGCCGGATGCGCAGCACATCACCCGCCCGAACGCCAAGGCCTCCGATCAGACGCTGGCCGCGGGCGACGAAATGTCCCTCGCCTTGATCGACAAGATGGTCGAGAGCGCCAAGCTCGGCTCCACCACGGGCACGGGGCCGGTGATCCGCCCGATCAACGTGGACGGGGATGACCGGTACGTGGTGGTGCTGCACACCAAACAGGTGACGCAGCTCCGCACCAACACCAACGCTGGCCAGTGGCTGGATATCCAGAAGGCCGCGATGACCGGCGACGGGTCGGCCAAGAACCCGATTATGACCGGGGCGCTGGGCATGTATAACGGCGCCGTCCTGCACGAAAGCACGCGCATCACGAGCGGCGTGGATAGCGGCACCGGCGGCCAAGTCGCCACCGCCCGCCGCTGCGTCCTGCTGGGGGCTCAGGCCTGCGCTATCGGCTTCGGCCAAGGCCAGTCGTTCAAGAATTTCGACTGGAACGAGGAGCTTTTCGACTACGGGAATCAGCTCGGCGTCGAGGCGGGCCTTATCCACGGCCTGAAAAAGCTCCGGTTCAACAGCTTGGACTTCGGCGTCATCGTCGGGTCCACCTTCACGAGCTAGGCCTATGGCCACCGGCGCCCGCAAAACCCAGCTCCAGGCGATCCACGAAATCAGTGCGCAGATCACGCCTGCGATGGCGGCTGGCATCGGCGGGCTGATTGGCGTGATCCCCGCCGGGGCGTGCCTGAACAACGTCCACAATGTGATTTCGCAGGCGTTCAATTCGACCACAAACACCTTTGGGGTCGGCAGTCTGCCGCCGCCCGGCGGGGCGAACATTCAGGGCGGGATTTCGGGCGGGGTGGTGATCCGGTCGGACAACATCATGCCGCAAAACCTGCTGGCGGGCCAGCCGCTGCCTGCTGACTTGCCGATTTACTGGACGGCGGCCTTTACCGGCGCCCCGCCGACCACGGGCCTGTGGACGGTGTGGATCGACTACCTGCCCGGCCCTGGATAACGGAGAAAACCTCATGGCCGTAGGCGGTCGGAAAACCCAATATCAGGTGATGCACGAGATCAGCCAGCAGTTTGGCTTTGGCCAAGTCGCTGGCGTCATCGGTGTGCTGCCTGCGGGCGCGATCATCAACGGGTCGCACCTCATGGTGTCGCAGGCCTGGAATTCGACCACGAACACGATTGCGATTGGCACCACGCCCGGCGGTGCGCAGCTCCTGGCCGCGACCGATCTTAAGACTCTGGCGCGCACCGACACCCTGGCCCCGGTCGCGGCCATGGGGCCGTTCGGGGTGGATACGCCGATCTACGCCACCATCGCGGCCACCGGGGCGGCGCCCACGGCGGGCGTGGCGACGGTGTGGCTGGATTACCTGCCGGGTCCTGGTTAGGGGCGCGCCGGTGATCGCATGGCCACGCTCGGGGACCTGAAAGACCGGATCATCTCCGAAACCCTGCGCGACGACTTGGCCGATACCTTGTCGGCGCAATTCACCACGCTGATTCAGAAATCCATCGATTTTTACGCGGCCAACCGCTGGTGGTTCAACGAGAAGGCGGCGACGGCGCCCACGGTGGTCGGGCAAAGGACCGTGCCTCTGCCCGCGGATTTCCGTTACCTGGATCAGGCGTGGCTCCAGGTGGGCGGTGTGTCCTTCCCGCTGAACCTGCTTCAGGCGGTGGATATCGACAACCTGTACGCGGGGTCGATTTCCAATTCCCAGCCTCAGGATATCGCGGTCCTTCAGAGCGACCTCTACCTGTGGCCGCAACCGGCTCAGGTGTGGCCGGTGAAGCTGCGCTATGTGGCCGACGTCTCGCCTGCGCTCGACTACGCCAACGACACCTCCGCCAACGTCTGGACGAATGAAGGGCAGGACTTGATCGTCGCCCGCGCGAAGCTGCGGCTGTACCGGGATTTCCTCTCGGCCACGGCGCAGGACCCGCGGATTCAACAGGCTTCGGCGCAGGAGGCGGAGGCCTATTCGCGGCTGCGCAGCGAACATAACCGGCGGATCGGCACGGGCCACGTGAGGGCGGCATGGTGAAGTTCCGCCAAGCGCCGCCCGGCGTGCTGCTGGAGCCTTCGGCGCCGCCCTGGGCGCAGCGGTTCGCCCTGCGCCTGCAATCCTATTTCGTGGCCGCGCATCCCACGGCGCCGACGGAGGTGTACGCGGCGGACAAGGCCGACCTTCCGCCGCCCGCCGATTGGCGGGGCTGTCTGGCCGTGGTTCCCGACGTCCATGCCCTGGTGGTGTCGGACGGGGTGAATTGGCTGACCGTGACTCTCGGGGGACCTGTCTAATGCCCTCCAGCTATTCCAGCCGCGCCCGCTTCACGCTCCAGGCCACCGGGGAAAATAATAACACCTGGGGCGTGATCCTGAATAACGGCGTCTTCCAGCTCGTGGATGACGCGATTGCTGGCCGCCTCGCCTTCACCCTGTCCGGGGCCAAGGTGCTGACCTCGGCCCTGGGCGCCACCGATGAAGCCCGGATGGCCTTCCTGGATATCACCGGCGGCACCGGTGGCGTGGTCACGGTGCCCTCGGTGCCGAAGGGCTATTTCATCCGCAATAACGCCGTTGGGCCGGTGTCGATTTCCATGGGCGGCGCGATCAACGGCGTTTTCCAGTTCGGGGACATGGGGCCGGTGTTCGGCGACGGTTCCGGGTCGGTGTTCCAAATCTACCTGTCGAACAAGACGCTGCGCCAATTCATCGGGGACGGCGATCAGGCGGTCATCGACTACGTCAACGCGGCGATCAACGCGGGAACCCAGCTCCTGCCGCCCGCCGCGGGCCAAACCGGCAAGGCCTTGATCGTTCGTATGATCGGCGCGCCGCCCGCTGAAGCCTGGGTTCCGGATTTCATCGCGCAATCGGACGTCCAGGGCCTGGGCGCCACGCTGGCGCAACTCCAGGTGAACGCGGCGACGCAGGCCCTGGCCTACGCCGTGGCCATGGCCGTGTCGCTCTAGGGGGTCGGAATGGCAGGCGCACCGAACAAGATCGTCACGCCTCAGGCAATCGTCACCGGCACCGGCTCCACGTTCGGCCCTATCGCGGCGAACACCAATTACGACGTGCCGACCTCCACTAAGACGGTGCTGGCGGCGCAGGCGGGCGGCGCCCGGCTGACGCGGGTGTGGGCGTGCCTGGGGAGCGGCGCGCGGGTGGCGTCCGATTGCCAGCTCTACGGGGTGAAGGCCGGGGTGTTCCGGCTGCTGCGGGTGCTGGCCGTGCCGCTGCTGAACGTGCCCGCGAACAACGTCCTGGCGATTGACCCGCTGGACTTCGGCTTCAGCGATTCCTTCCCGCTGTTCCTGGCGCCGGGCGAGGCGCTGGCGATGGGGGTTTCCGCGGTCCAGGCCGCCCTGCTCGTCCGCGCCGAAGGCGGCGCCTATTGGGATGCGACCATGCCTGCGCCCGCTCAATCCAACTCCATCGTGACGCCGCAAAGCCCGATCACCGGCGCCTGTAAGCTGGGCGCGGCGGGGGTGGGCGACTACACCACGCCGGGCAACACCGTGGCGCTGCTGGCGGGCCAGCCGAACGGGGCGCGGATCACGAAAATCCAGGCGGTCCCGGCGGCGACGACGGTGACCTCGGATTGCGAGCTGTACGCCTTCGATGGGGTGAACAACCGGCATATCCGCTCCATCGCCGTGCCGGTGGTGGCGATTGCCGCCGGGAACCTCGCGGCGATCCCGCCGCTGGATTTCGGCTTCAGCGAAGCGAACCCGCTCTACCTTGGTCCGAACGAAGGCCTGAACGTCGCGGTGTCGAAGGCGCAAACCGCCTTGATCGTGCGCTGCGAGGGCGGCGCCTACTGAGATGCTGAACGCGGGCGATCATCTGGCCGGTTTCCTGGGCCAATCGCTCGGCGGCAAAAAGCCCGTGGCCGGGGCGTTCAATTTCGTCGCCAACTACTCCGCCGGAACCTACGTGCTGACGGTGCCGCGGGACGGCTTCTGGAAATTCGTGGCCTGGGGGGTCGGCGGCAATTGCGGGGGCTCGACGGACCCTGGGCAAGCCAGCGCGGGCTATGTCGAGGTGACCCGGTTCCTGGCGGCTGGCCAGACGGTG